CCAGTGGCTGTTGATCACCTTCTCGAACAGTATCAAGGTTACCACGATCCAAAAGGTATTCGTATTCCTTGTTAATCGTCCAAGTTAGATTACCATCACCAACCTTCACTTCGATCTGTTGAGCGATAACAACAAAGGGGTCATTATCAGCATATGATGTATCTGCTGCCCCAAGAGCTGGTGTAAACACCATGTTCGTAGTTGGACTAGATCCAGTCGGTGTACGTGCAGTTACAGTATGAACCGTCGCCACACCGCTAACCAACGCCTCAGCCGCCATTGTAAATCGGGCACCTACAGGTAGCAAATCAGTGTCAGTCGTATTCAGAGAGATATTGTCGATGTTGATTTCTGTATCCGCCGCAACGGGCAACTCAGCGGCCAACATTGTGCCAGAAAGTCCATCCTTAATTCGGATGGTCGCATCACGAAGTTCAATTCGTGCCATTTTAAATTACCTCAAGGATTAGGATCGAGTTACCGTGGGTGCCGTAACATTGCAACGACCAGTAAACGAGATCGTAGCTGCATCAATATCAACTTCCAATGTATCATATCGGAAGTCGGGAAGTACCGTCAACTCGTCCTGTGCAGTTCCACAAGGTTGAGCGTGATCAATCTCCAAGTCAACAGCGTAGGGTTCACAAGCGTCAGTTGAAGCTGAGACCCATTCAGATGCCCCACCAACACCATTCATGGCGTCGTAAGGAGAAATCGTTTCACTTGTCCCAGTCGTGATCTGTTCGTAAACACTATCGAGTGTAACGTCCAGTGGCTGTTGATCACCTTCTCGAACAGTATCAAGGTTACCACGATCCAAAAGGTATTCGTATTCCTTGTTAATCGTCCAAGTTAGATTACCATCACCAACCTTCACTTCGATCTGTTGAGCGATGAAAGTAACAACTCCACCATCGGCATACGTTCCAAGACCGAGTGCTGGAGTGAATACAATGTTAGTCGTAGTAGCAATTGAAGTTGGAGTACGTGCAGTAACTGTATGCACTTGTGTAGTGTCCGTCTCACCAGCTACAGTAAATCGAGCACCGACTGGAACGGCAGTCGTCACAGTCGTGTTCAAATCGAGTCCGTCAATATCAAAAGTAGTATCCGTAGGAACGGGAGCAGTGGAGGGTTCATTAATTGTCCCAGTTCCACTCAACCCGTCTTTGATTCGGATGGTCGCATCACGAAGTTCTATCCGTGCCATTATTATAACCTCTCCCTATTTAGGGGCAAATGTCCATTTCAAGACTAACATCCACTCCAAATTGTCTGAGGCGATCTTCTTTATTGATCTCTCCGAAGTGGAACACCTTAACGCTTTCTTTTGAACCCCTTTTGAGATTCAAACACCCAATCAAAGATTGGTCATCATCAACCCCAGTACCATACTTGAACACAGAGATTGGGAGACTAGCAGCACGTGCCATATGTCCCGTCATCGTTGTGCCATCATAGGCATTGGGTAAACTCCCACCCATATGTGAGAAGATCAGAATATTAGCACTTACTTCGAAGTGATAATAATTGTTACTCCATTCAGCTATAGATGGACCGTTGACACGGATTTCAATCCTGTCTGTGGACTCCATGAACGCAGTTGTTCGTTCATCAATCCCTTCTATTAAGGTTGCATAACCTTGGGCAACTGCAAGGACTTTGAAGTGATCTGCAACAGACGCCTGGACCCATCTGGGCCAATTCAGATCATAAGCCATTACAATACTCCTGATGCAGTTTGTTGAAAGTCCATAATATCATAACCACTGAGATTATGAATCTGTTCTGGAACGACGCCAATCAGTTCAGTACCGAGGACTTCCCACAATGTATCGAATTCATTATCTTTAACTTGTTTGATCTCGTACTTCTTTCCTTGATATACGATCCAATCATCATTCTTAATGACATACCCAACAGGTAAATCTTGTGGATCAATATAGAACCACCTAGACCCCCGGTCGTAAGTTCCCCCATAAACAAACGCCTTGTTGGAGGAAATCATTGAGATGGTTTGAGTCTGTGTCCTGTCTAATTTAACAGGTAAAATGATGACTCGTTTTAGGTCAATCACTCCCCTATTGACCCAGGTGATTACCCCCGTCCGAGTATTTGTCGTCTTAGTACCTTGCTGATAAAGGTCGATTGCACTACCATATAGACGCTTCAATTTATATATGATAGTTCTAACTCGCTTCGTTAGGTATTCACCTGCCATTGTGCTCCTCACTTAGTGAAGTAGACGACTACTGCACCTATAATTGATGCTGCAAAAGATGTGAAGAAAAACCAACTTATTGCATGTGATAATTTACGGTGACCTTTTAACCTGTCTACGTCCATGACAAGTCCACCCCTTTTATCTTGGCCCAACAAAACTTCCTTAATTTCTCTAACGTCATCGCGAACACCGTTTAGAATGGTACCTTGTCGCGCCTGTTCCATGTGAAGATCAAAAGTAGTTGGGTCAGGTTTTTTGTTACATTCTGACACCGAACTTTCTCCTTGTGTAATTAAAAAAGAGCCTCCCCTATTACCTATCTCTAGATAATAAGGGAAGCCCCTCCCGGAGAAGGGGCTTCTTTGGATTAACCGAGCAACAGAGTTGCGAGATTTGAATCCAAGACAGCCGTACCAGCAAGCAAGTCGATAACGACTTTCGTGCCTTGGGCGTCGATGTCATACTGCATGGTAGCACGCATTGCAATGTCGTTGTGTGCTGCAACAAAGCTGCGAGCACCCATCGAACTGTCTGGGCGAGCCAGAGGGCGAGTTACCAGAGCGAAAGCGTTGCGGTGGAACGCAACATTGAAGTCACCAGCAGGACCGGGGAATGCCGGGTCATTAATAGTGACAAGTGCGTCCAGAGGGCGGTCCAAGAGAACTTGAACTTCCGTGGAACCTACCGCACGAGTCTCGATGATCGAGTACGTGTGACGAGTACCTGGAGTCGTACCGAACGCAATCAACTGACCAACAACCGGGTGCTTGTCGGCAGTGTAGGTATCAATGTTGAGATACTTGCTGTATCCAGCGGCATACGTACCGTTAGCAGCAGCAGTACCATAAGCAGTGATAGCACCACCACTGGTGACATCATACTTGGTAGCTTCGTTTAGCGTGACAGCAGTCGTGTCACCAGCACCATTTGTTTCAGCCGTAGCCCACGTGGGCTGTCCATTCTCTTCGAGAATAACGAATTCACCAACAGTTACAACGTAACCAGTGAAGTCGATAGCCGTCTGAGTACCCGTAGCACCAGCAGCAATAGCAGCACTCGTGACACTTTCGGTTCGGTCGCGATCACTATTAGCCAAAACGCCATTGACATTCTGATCCATGAAAGTGTCAAAGCCAGCGATTCGACCCAAACGGGCTTCCTCAAGGGCGATACCACTATCACCACGCTCGTTTGCACGAACGAAAAGTTCAGTCTGCAACATGGCAGTTTCCGAACCTGGGGCGAGAACGAGGTTACGACCACTCATCCATGCCAAGCTACGATTAAGCTTTTCACGGGCTTCCAAGACCGTGTCATAAGCGTTCGAGCTGGTAAGTCCACGAAGGAGACCAACACGATCACTGGGACTGTCGATGAGTTCGTGAGCCATACGGCCAACGATAGCTCGGTCGACACCGTTACCCAGGGCTTTCATTCGGGAAACCAAATGAACCTGGATAAGATCTTGGAGAGACTTCGATCCTTCGCCGTCCTTGATTACAAATGCTACGTACATGTGCTGGTTCAAAGGAACCTGTACATTCGTCAGAGTAGCATCCTCATACGAAATCGTATCCGAATCCGTCTTACGATCAACCGTGCCATCAACAGGCTTGCGCGTGTTAACAACGTCACCAAAGTTAGCTACGTCCATCGAAAAATCTCGATGAACCAAACCACCCATCACCATGTTCTCTTCGAGAACAGCAATGGACTCTCGCGCCCAAAGTTCGGGGATGAGAGCATCATTGTCATTGGCAAAGGATGCCAAGATGTTGAAATGCAACATAATTGTTACAACTCCCTGTAAAGAATTAGTTAACTCACTCATGTGAGTTTGTGGATTTAGAAAACTAAACCCCAGCCTACGCATTTCGGAACTATTTACGCAAGTGATTCAAACCTAGAGCTGCTGGGTTCTCTTTCCTAAGTTTGTAATACTGGTCGTCGGTGATTTTAGTCACATCGACAGTCCCATCCCCGGTCATTGTACCGGTACCAGAAGCAGAGCCAATCCCTTCTCGAATATTATTCTTGAAGAAATTACCCCACTGCTCTGGGTTCTTTTTCATGTACTCAACTGCTTCACTTGGCGTCATTTGTAAAGACTCTTGAGCACCAGTATCCTCGTTTTTAACTGTCATCTTGACCATAGGCACGAGTTTTCCTGTTGGTTTTCCATTTACGTCCATCTCTTCTGTTAGTTCCGTCTGTCCTTTAAGTTGGACAACAATCTGCCGGGGGTTATAAGCGTCGTGCTCAACCGCAGCAGCTTGCAACTCTCGATTAATGGTCGACTCAGTATACCGAGACTCCCATGTCTTTGCTTTTTCTTGCCACTCAGAAATCTCTGAGCCAAACTTCTCTTCCGCTTGTTTCTTCTCGTAAGCAAGCTGCTGCTCTTTCGTCCTGTGTCTTGCCTGGAGATCTTCTAACTGTTGTTCAAGCTGACCACGCTCTTCTTGTCCGAGGTTTTGATTGCTAAGCAGTTCTTGGTAGCTACTCTCCAGAGAGGAGTACTTCTCTTGATGCCTACGTCTATCATCTGCAAGAAACTTGTTAACTTCTGCTTGAGTAAACGTCTTGCCAGCATCACCAGCAGCAGGAGGAGCACCAGCAGGAGGAGCACCAGCACCATCGCCAGCAGGAGGAGCACCAGCACCATCGCCAGCAGGAGGAGCACCAGCACCATCGCCTTCACCTTCTCCAGCACCTTCAAAACTCGCGAGCAATTCAAACCAATTCAACAACATAATTCTCTCTCTCCTCCGAATGGAGTAACCCCGCAACTGTTTTAATGTCTCTCAAGCGCGGCGGGTCATCGCTAGAGAATATCGGGTTACGATACCCGAGTTAGTCGGCGCTGCCTGTCATCCCTCAAAAAGGGCTTCAGGTATTTCCACGCCGTTGCCGAAGGTACACCGTTCATAAAGTGTTCCAATGGCTCTTGACTTCGGTTGAAGCTCGCCCTAACAGAACCAATGCCATGATCATTCATGGACATGTTTTCCAATTCTATCTCAGGGTCAACTCCATCCAACAAAGCGTGGGCAATCTCATATGTTGCCCAAACTATTCTTTCTGGGACAGCCGTGTCTGCTCCTCTTGGGAACTCTAATGCCTGTGCTGCATTCGCTGCACGTAGGGTTGCGTCCGTTGCATCTTCATCTGCTTCAAGAGCATCATAGACTGTACTCTTGTTTCCTTTGAAATTGAGGCTATCAATGATTCGTGTAGCTTCAATCAAAGCTGGTGTCCTGTCAACAGCACTAGCTTGGGACCAAGCGGATTCATGAAGACGACAGGCAAAATAATCTTCAGCATCTTGAATCGTCCCGTAATGTGTGTACCCGCTTGACATTGCTTATCTCCTAGTGTGCTGCCCAGGTGTAAGTAGTTGATGCACCGCTTGCAATAACATATATAAGTTCGGGGTTCTTAACTTGAAGAAAGATTTCTTCATTTGTCCCCAACTCATAACCGGTCGTAGCTGTGACACCTTCTTTACCAACAAACAAGTTCTGACTTGCGTGGGTATTCTTAATGAGGACTCCTTTGTGAGCAGGTTTATTGGCGACACCGTCTAATTGCTCAGCGGATGTGCCTGCACTGCCCACACCGGCTTGCAGACTATTGATTTCGATTGTTTCGTTGAAACTTGACATGTATACCTCATGTGGTTCTAGATAATTGAAACCAATTACCAATAAATACTAGGACAATTGATTTCCCGGTTTGTAAGAGAAAGTTACTTGGTAGTGATAGGTTCCCTACTGATCGTAAGCGGATACCACTACCACCTAATACCAAGATGTCTCCTTCTACCCCACCAAGAATGTTGTCTACATTCTGATTGCCCCCTCCCACATTATTTAAGAAGTGGAAAGAGCCCGTAACTGTTACAGTACTACTGGACACTGGGATGGTGACTAGGGGTCCAATGTTGAGTTTCTGAATCTCAACTCTTCGACCCGCAGCTACTTGAATCAAACCTTCTTCAATCGTGAGTGGTTCTAGTCCAGGCATTACAATTTGATTGGCTGTTGGATTTCGATTTCAAATTCCGTAGTAGATAAAGCATGTCCCACTCGGACCACAAATTCACCATTTGCTGATGGGGCAGTTGTTGACATTTGACCAGCGGTTCCAGCACTTAAAAAGTAATCTGCTCCAGGGGTGAGCCCACCGACTTGACCAGTAACTGCATCCCACTGTCCAGTAGTAGCAGTGAGGATACCATCAACAACGATCTCCGCTGGGGATGCATCAGCAACAGTAATGTCTACTACCAAACCAGCTACTCGAATTGTACTTTGAGCATCTGCTTGAGCCAGATCAACATTAACACCGTTTACATAAACAGGTTGACCGATTACTATTGCGCCACCAGAGTTGTTGTTCTTATTCGAAGAATTTCCAACATCGATTCGATCACCGGGTTGGAGTCGTTCTAATTGTCCATTTGTGAGGACAATTGGTTTCTTTATTGCCATTGTATTGACCTATAGTTTGATTGAGTCGTTTGGTTGTAAATTAAAGGTCTTAGCGTCTTGTGCTTGACCTAGACGAACATGATAACCTGTAGTGGGAGGTGTCTCAATCATCGCACCCGAGTTTGATAAATAATACCAAGCCCCAGGTGTCAGATTGAATGTCTGTAAAGTTATTCTCCCGACTGCCAGATATGTCAGCATCTCGCCTGTCGAAACATCTGATAAAGAAACCCCTGTCACACTTCCCGATGTATCCTTGTCTGCTAACTGGATCGTTGATCCAGTTAAAGATACTAATTGACCAGCGATGATATTAGTTCCCGACATACCTGAGTAAACTGGGGCAGTTGGTGGGGCTAAACTACCGGCAATTAGGAAGTCTTCAATAGCTATGACTTCCGCTGAAATTCTATTCCAATCTTGATGGTTACACCACTGATTAACTGACCGAGAAGTCCTCTCGGGATTCTCGGTCAGTCCATTCCAAACACCGTTGGGAAAACTTGGTGTGGTTGGCATCAAATTAGTCTATAGATTTACCCTCTCCCCTGACAGGTTTTTTAGTGCTATCATTTAGAGTAGTATCTACAGCCCCCTGTCTCTCAGTGGAACCCGCCTTGGAATCTGCCGAAAGGTCTTTAACACCCCTCGCCCCAGGATCTGAATCATCATTGGACGACTGTGCTTCACTGATTCTTTCAATTCTCTTTGCGTGGTCCAGGTTAGCCTTAGGAATTTCAGTCTTTCCATCAAATCCTAAAGCATCGGATAAAGTAATATCGCTTGCTAAACCTTCCTCTTTAGCCAATTTAATGACATCAGGCGAGCTAGTTGAGTACTTGGCTTCATCAATTTCTTTGTTGATTTTAGCCATCTTATCAGGTCCAACTCTACCTCCCAGCAAAGAAGCTACTGCGTCCTTAGCTAACTCTTTCTTAACCGTGTTCCCTGGGATAGAGAACATTAAGTTAGTCAGTTTGTCCGCTTCTTCAATACGGTCTGAAGTAGATTTTATACTGTAAGTCTCGGGGTATTTGACGATGACTGTGTCTCGACCGTCATTACCTTCATACGCAGACCAGTGATCAGCAATCCTTCGTTCACCTCGTTCCAATACTAGCCCAATGAAAGCTAATCCGGCTTCCAGACCTTGATTATCAATACTTCTAGCTTCGCCGGAGGCTCGACTGTTTCCAAGACTCACGACAGCTAAGTTCACAAGTTTCCGAATATCATCTTCCAACTTCACCTGTAGCTTCATAGAAGCTACCAGAGGTTCAGAAGAAGGGTGGATAAAGTCTGGCCTGTCTGCATTCATAGCATAAGTTCGACCATCGATTGCACCTACTTTAATCTCACTGTCTGCTGCACCTTGCCCACCGGTGGTGGATGTACCATCTTCCATGATATCACTCTTCAAGTGACTGCCGACAGCACGTTGATCAACCTGCTCAGTGTAGAATGGAAAGTTAGCTTTCAGTGCGTAGCTGACATCACTTGAAACGAGATTCAAGAGAGCGATTTGATGATTAGCAATATCTTTGAGAAGACTATCACCAATATCAAACAGTACAAATGGAATCCTTTTCAACTCAAGTCGAACAGGTTGTCCACCGGGGGTACCATCAGGATGGATGGGTTGTCCATCAGCATCATAAAACTGATAGCGTACAAAACCGTCATCAGGATCTCGCCACACTAGGCGGAATCTTTCAAACTGTCCTTTGGGTAAAGCGACACTTCCAAAAGAAGAATCAAAATCAATACACCAGTCTCTAAGGAGGACAGCATCAAAATCACTATCGTCTTCTGGTAAAGAACATCTCCAAGACAGGATATCTTCGACCTTGTACATATACAAGTATGGGGAAGCTCCCTGGGCATCAGCTAAAGTAGGACCTGATGGAGAGATGTTATCCACATACACTCCAGCTTTTCCCATTATCAACATGTCTTCTAGTACTTGTGTACCGATGAAGTGATTCATACTATCACCACGTCGGTCCACGCCGCCCCTCATACCTTGCATCGCTGCGGTGTAAGCTGGACTCCCGTTCCTTCGAATGATATCACCCATTCGGTGGAAGACAGCATTCTTGATGTCTACAAGAGCGGCTTTAGCAAACCCAGGTACTGGTGTGATACATTTACGTTGTTCAAAATCTGCTTGACTCTCCCGTGCCGACCATTTTTGCAAATAGCTTCGAATGAACCAATCACCCCCTTCCCAAATATTTCTCCACAGACTCCAATCTGGGAGATTCATCAGATGTTCAGGATGTCTGGTTGAAGATATTGATACTGCTGGAGTTGCCATGTTGTTCTCCGTTTATTTGATTACCATTCTTCGACAACGCGAAGCACAGTATGTACGTCTGTTGCTGAGCCCGTCACCGTTCTGTAGCACAAGGTCACAGGGAGGGTCGATGGTAGGTCTAAGTTTACTAAAGCAGTACTGCTACCCACTTCTTGAGATTTTGAACCCCCGTATACTAAACTCTCCCAAATTACTTCACCACCTGATACCACCGTGGCGGAGTTGTCAGATTCAACAGCAGTCTCTGTAGCTGAGTAGTCTGAAGGCGTCCCAAACGTCTCACCAGTCAGTGTGGCGTCTAAACGAAGTTGGACAAGGAGATCGGCATCTGAAATAACATCAAACCCAGCAACCTGAACACGTCTGTTTCCATACGCAGACTTTCGCCTGAAAGATACAGAGGGTACGAATGTTGTTGATGGTGTCTCTGCAAGTCTATACTCACCAGTATACCGTAGTGCCGGTCTGTTCGGGGTGAACGACCTAAATGATCTCGCACCAAAGAAGAGGTCAAATGCTGTGGCTGTTCCACCATTCTCAAGTGAAACTACAATTGGGACGTTGGGATTTTCCGTCTGTACTTCACCGAGTTTTCTCAAACGATGTACCACGACCTGTTGGTTTACACCTGTGTCAGAATTATAAACTGTCAGGATGAAGTTGATAGTACCATAACAATAACAATCAAATGCGATTGCCAGAAATGCACCCTGTGAAAAATCAGCAGCTAGTCCCGAAGGCCCTGTGCCATCCATTGTGTCTACGTTCCAGTTAGGACTGTAAACTTTAGTTTCAGTGCCACCAGAACGGTCAAAGACAAAGGGTCCAGTTGAGTCTTCACCTAAACCAAAACCATTATCGGCATCAAAGGCACCAGCTCTGAAGATTTGATTTCCTACTGGAGCGACCGGTCTACGCCCAGTCAGAGCAATTACTGCCTGTGCCCCTGCGTCAAATCTCACTCGCTCAGTGCTAGACAATTCAGCCGAGTCTGCACCATTTGCTGTGGTAGCTAAACGGTGTTCACCTCCACCAATTGTAACTGTACCTGACCCAGCCGTAGCGTGGGTATTTCGTAGTACACTATCACCATTGATAGCACTCAAGTCGATACGGTTAATTGACTCAGCAGTTCTTAAATCGCCAAGCAAGGTTAAAGGGTTTGTATTTGGAAAAAATGTCATAGGATGAACCACTCCGTACCATTTGAAATAATAGTGATACTGACGTACTGTGTCGATATGACTTGAGTTTCCGCACCATCGATAGTTTCAGAACCATTAGCATCAAGGGTTACATTGTTTGCAGCATTGATCTTTTTCACATCAAGTGTATTACCCTCAAAATCCACTGCCGCTGGTAACTCTATCGTAATAGATCCACTCGTGGCATCGGCAAGTATAACAGCCGAGACTGCCAGTGGTTGAGATTCACCATTATTATCAATGATGGTTAAAGGACCATCTGAAGTAATTGGAGGAAGAAGAACAGCACTATTATTCGTCTGCATCGAGATGACTTCGGCAGCAATTCGCTCCCAGTCCTCAGCATCAGGATTTATGTTATTGTTGACTGAGTACCTGTCGGGGTTGTTAGTCAAACCATTCCAGATGGAGCTAGGAAAAAATGGCGGTGGGTATGACATGTAATGTTTTTACTCCCCTCCTTAATCAGAGGAATTTTTTGATGTTTTGATTAGTAGTAATTGCAGCCGCACATGGTAAAGCCATCTCAGCGTAATTCAAGGCATGTCCATAATGGTCTGGACCATAGTTCTTATACACTGCAATGGGGTTACCTACATTGTCTTCCTCGTAAGTTCTTACTAACGCCTTAACGTGTTCACCAAACCCTCTTGGTAAGTCATAGGGCAACTCAATACGACCTGAAAAGAACCTACCCAAACAAACATCTAACCAGTTGGTTCTATCCACTGTGGCCACGGGAGCATAACTACCATCATCATCAATTGTCATTTCCTTCCCTGATCTACCCTGACGGTAACGATTCAACCATACATGTCCGGGGAATCGCCGGGCAAATCTCCTAGCCTCTTGAGGACCAGGGTCCATATCAACCATACATGCACGAACTTGCCACTGGTGCATAAGCCTATCTGGATAGACTTCGAAGTCTTCCTCATGAAAGGCACCAGCGTCTAAGACTCTACACTCTGCTGCTGTGTTTAAATCAATGCAGAACTCTGGGTAGAACCACTCACATACAACATAGTTACACCAAGTTCCTCGGTCGATCCCCATTGTGATCATCCGATTTTCTCTTGGTTGTGGTACGAGTTGACCAGTACTGTATTGTTTAATACATTTAGCAATCATCTCATCAGTGACTTGAGATTGCTCGCCAACAAAGGGTTCGCCTAGAATGGATTTGTGGAATTCTTGTTTCGCAAAACTGTTCGTCAAAGACTTAAAGTAATCAATTACGATTTCAGCCGGGGACACAGTTGCACTATAAAGCTGATTAATCTTAAACCCACGACGGTCAGGATCAGTGTTCTTTACTGTAGGGTCCCAGATACCAGTATTGCACAGAGTTATCATTTTATCGGGTTGCTGCACAACCCCGATATCATCTGTGAAATGATTGTATTTGTAACCACACATCGTGCATTGGTAGTAACTTTTGTAACAATCGGGGTCGTTCATGTCTTCGCCACAAATCTTGAGTGATTTGGGGAAGCTGAACTCATCCATCTTGTTACACCCAGGGCACTTAAATCTAAAATGCTCTTGGGTAGTTTTATTGTATTCAAGAGACACCCCATGCCCTGGGATGGTTGGCGTACTGATGTACCAAACGGTCTTTGTGGGCTGTCCACGCAAACGCTGTAGAGCTAACTCAATCTGAGACTGATCCATTTCATCTAACTCATCGAGGATGAGTACAGAGACTGGAATCGACTTCAAATTAGCATCACCACGACTACCACGAATATACAGAGAAGTATTCCCTGCCATCTTGAGTCCAACATTATTCGCATCAGTGAAGAGACGTTTTAAATATGGACTCAATCTCAAAGCAGCGTTGAATCTTGATTTAGAAAAGTCAGATGCATCACCCATTGTTGGTAAAACATACAAGACGTTTCTCTTCAACACATCGATGGTGTAGAGTGCTAGGTTAATGCCCACCTCTGTAAAGCCTGCCTGAGCCGACTTCATAGAGACGTTCCAGGTAGCCTTACTGTCATGTAGTCCACGACACCAAGGATGAGTTTTGAACTGATAAGGTCCCTCATAAGGAGGTCCCATTACTCTTCGTTTCTCTGCCCACCGGGAGGGGCGAGTGATAGTTCGATTTTCTACCTGGGCTCTCAACTCATTCAGAAAATCTCCCATCAACTCACTCATATCCCACTCCTTCTAAAAGTTGAGTGACGCAGATATAGGCCAAGTTCATCTGTCCACGTCGGGCCACCTTGGCGAACCCTATACTCAATGATTAATCTCTGGTCGGCGGTCGCCTAGTCCTCCTCGTCCATCTCGGACAGCTCATCGTCTTCATCCCAGTCTTCTTCCACTTCAGGATCAACGTCGGAAGTGGGCGCATTTTCCGAACGCAGTATCTCGACTGAAGGAGAATGACTGGTAACGAAAACATCGGAGACATCGGTTCCGGCATCGACCAGAGAATCTGATTCATCACTACTGGGGATCTTGTGTACATCAGGATGGTATGTTCCCCATTCACCATCAACGTATACCCAGACAGGTCCCTCAGGTTTTAGATTGCTATTTAAACACTGTAGGGTAACTAGTGGTTCGACGGGACATTCTATAATGTTGATGGGAGTATCAGCGGCTTGAGTCGAGCCAACGATAACATCATCGTATTTGAATTCAACACGGACTGACCCTTTGAAATCAACAAGTACCTCGGGTGCATTAATAACGCTACTCATATTAGATCGCGCCTCTTTCTTTCTCAATGACTTGGTCAATGCGGTCTCTCAAGTCCTCTAGGAAAGAGATTTCTAACCCAGGCATACCTAAAGCCGCGTACAGTTCTATCTTTGAAATGTCTTCTTTTGTTGCCACAATGACAGAATTCCAGAGCCGAAGATATTCTACCTCTGGACGTAATTCAAACAATGTGGTAGGTTGTGGTCGCTCTGTTTTGACAGAGGGTCGACCGCCCGGTGGGGCGGGACCTCTATCATTAAGTGGATCTTTTCTAACCATCACTGTTACCGCATGAAGCTAGGACCAGCTTTGCCATCCGAACCAGGGGCACCCATGTTTGTGGTGTTTGGTTTGGGTCCAGATTCCTTTGGTTCTTGGAAACCGGGTTTGCCCATATCAGGAGCAGAACCGGCACTCATTCCTTCTGCATTTGGTTGAGCGAATTCGGGGGATTGATCTGCCATTTGGTATCTCCGTTTTGTTTTGTTTAGATAAGGATGAGTAAAGAGAGGAGGACACGTAGGACTTTGTCCCAGTTATTGTACAACCACTCCAGTAATGCTTCCCAATCCACGAGAGGCCAATTAATGCCTTTACGCTTCAGGAGCAAGTTTGTTCGCCACAAGGATATCCCAGTGACATTCCGGCGAACTCCGTTGTTGTAGATATCACGGTACACGGGATTGGGATCGTTGAACATTTTCCCAGCCGCTTTGTTCGCTTTATCCAGTTCGGGGTTCTTTTTGTAAAGTTTCTCTTGTGCGACTCGTTGAGAGACTTGAGCAAGAGCCCGCTTTAGATCTTTGTATGTGTTAGGCATGATTAAATCCCATCATAAGGGTCTTTATCTGGGGTTGGAGAGGGTTTCTCATTCTGCTCTTTAAGAGTCTTGAGATTCTCCTTGAACCACTTCTCGCTGGTCATTCCAACTGATCGTTTAACTTCTTTCTTATTGTCGTAGACAATAAACGTGGGGTATGCTCGCACTTTGTAAAGGGCAGCATAGTCCCGGAAGTCACTCTTAGTTGTATCGAAGATATAGATGATGTAACCTTCTTTTCGAAGTTTCTTCATCAACGGATAAGATCTCTTACACGGTCCACACCATGACGCTGAGATCATTACCAAGTAGTTCTTGTCTTCGAACCCGGCTTTCTTGATTAGCTCGGGGGTGAAGTCTACTTCTTCTTGTCGATAGACTTTACCTCGTGTGGTCGTCCAAATTGATCCGGTAAGCGTTCCGTTGTAAAGTTTTCGTAAGGACTTTTGGAAAGAGGTTTCTTCGTCAAGTCTGACTGGACTTGATTCTCCTTCATTTGCTTCAACGTTGGGTACCCACCCAGCGTTAATGCTTTGTTTATGATTGTCAACAGGCCCGTCAACCGTAACGTCCAGTCGATATGTCGTTGGTTCATCAAGTCCAAAAGTAACCGACGCTGCCAAGAGACAAAAGATCTGAAGAGCAGTAACCATCGCATGATTTAGTCCGCGCATTCGGCGCTCCTTAAAACAAGTCATATTGTAATTTCTTTGAAGGGAAACCAGTAAATCCACTGATGGCAAAAGAATCACCTTGGCTTGCCATGTCATCAATCGTGGACGCATCCACCCAGAAGCTTCCTTCGGGTTGTCCGTGTCTCTTAGGTCCTTTGACCCAGTCTGGTCCCCAGGAGTTCACAATCAGAACCCCAGGTCTATTTGTATCATCAACAGCTACAGCCGCCATCGCATGATACCACGTGGAACAGCGGTTTAAGAAACCCATCGAGTCTCGTCCACCGGGGTTATGCTCCTGACATTCAGGATTGAAACCAACATCGGAACAGAATACTACAGGGTATCCATTTGCAATTGCGTCTCGTACTTCTTCATAAGAGCGGACTAGGGCGAATGAACGGATAGGATGTTGTTTTGCTAGGGGTTCTAGCTGATCAGGAACACCATTCTTTCCCCAGTCTCGTGCGATTTTCGCACTGTACGTAGTGAGATCTATGTTCCCATACCGTTTTCTCACTAGCACGCCGTAGTCACGTAGGAACTCTGCACAATAACTCCCGTGACTCCCATCGAAGGCTAGTAAACGTGCGTTACCATGAAGCTGGTAGCCGATCTCATATCGTGATCCTGCATATGCAGCTTCTGTACTAGCTTTGGCATTCCACCGTTCAGCTAACCCCAACCCGTATATTTGGGTTGCAGAGAGTGTGTCAATGGCAAACCCATAAGCCTGCCCAACACAATCTCCGATTAACTGGTGGTGTGGGATGATTTCTCCAAGTGCTTTTTCCAAATACTTGTGCAGCAAGACAACCCGACCTTTTCCACTACCTGTAAAGGTCCTCGGGGTCTGCTGTACCAGAAATGGGCGAGCAGTACGATGGATAAAATTACTCGTTGCCTGGGAGTCCGGTGTCCAACCCCCATAGACTTTTGTTTTTGATGAACAGAGAGATAATAAAGAGGGAACCATTGCTCCCGTGACACCACCTAACCCTATCTTAATAAAATCTCGTCTGTCCATTTAGCACCTCAAGGTTATAGTGTGGCAGCGTATTGTCGCAGACCTGCTGCGATAGCTTTCCACACCTTAATGTGTGACTGGGTATCGGTCAGTTTTCCGGCTCCAGCCATCGCACTAAGTTCCTTAGAGAGACTGCTTCTAAATGGTAACCAGTTTTCCAACTTATCTCCCAGTGCATCTTGATTTGATTTGATGGTAGCTCGTACAATTTCTTCAGGTGTGGTGAGGCTTCCGCCCTCCATCACCAACGCTACACTTGAAAAAGATTGTGCTAGACCTAAGCAATCATCTCGCTTAGTGTCTGATTCAACAGAATCGCACCAAAGGCTTACTTTCGACGCCAGATTATCAACGGGACCAGGAGCACTTCCGATTACGGTTACGGTGTGTACTGCGACATCACAAGTATCACCGAGACTGCAAGCAACTATAAAACGAAACTCTCCACCCACTCCACTGCTAAACACTACGCGCTTTCCGCCGTCGATCACAAGGAAGTTGCTAGTTGAGGGTAACATAATCCATTTGAAGGACGATGCGCGTGACTTCTCAACAGAGATAACAACTAGATCACCCACTTTAGCTTTTGTCGGTCCTTCTACGACCAATTCAGCTACTTCCTCTACTGGGTCTTGTGTGAATACCTTAGCTGTTGACTCTTGCCCGGCAAGGATTGCAGTGTGAGCCGAACTCGGGTTTGATACCCATAGAGAGCAAACAGCCAGTGCGATTATAAATGATTTCATCTTCTTCTCCCAAATTTCCTCGTAGAGGCGCGGGAGGGGACTTCGCATCGCCGCGCGCCAGCCCAAAAATGTACAACCGTCAGGGACCGAGGGGGCTTACAACTTCCTCACCCTCGGTCCCCAGACTTGACTTATTTAACGCCCTTGATGGGCTCTTTAGTAAGCAATCGGAGGATAACATTGACAAAACCGATACCCATACCGATACCAGCAACTACTTCAGGGTTGTTGGCTACCAACTCGCTACCAGAAATGTAGGTAGCAATGCTAACCGCTGCGGTAAGTAAGTTAACCCAGACAGTCTTTGAACGTAAAAGACCTTTACCCATTTTGTTCACCTCATTTGATTTGTTTTCAGGATCTGCCACTTCTTCGACAGCTTCCACTTCTTCGACAGCTTCCACTTCTTCGACAGCTTCCACTTCTTCGACAGCTTCCACTTCTTCGACAGCTTCCACTTCTTCGACAGCTTCCACTTCTTCCACTTCTTCCACTTCTTCCACTTCTTCCACTTCTTCCACTTCTTCGACAACGTCTTCAGCCAACAGATCATAAGGACACTTTTCACAAAGGACCTTATTAATGTCTTTGACAAATTTGCTAACCATTAGTCTTGGTCCTTTTTTGTACCTGCGTCTTCGACTGCAATGAAGATCCTTTCCAGGATCGTATCTAATTTTGCCTCCTTGTTCTCCATTCCTTCCAACTCTTCGTCCAAGATCGTGGCAATACTTGAGGCTAGGTGCCTCAGTTCATCTTTACCAATGACTAGACCAAGTTGTTGTTGGAGTTTCATCAATGAGATTTTCATTGACTCTAGCCGTGAGACCAACACATTAAAGGGTCCCACCGCCATTGAAAGATCGGCATCTGTCTTAATGAGATTCATACGCCGTTCAATCATTGCATGAACGAGAGCGATGTCATCTCTTAAGTCCAGATAGCCTTTGTCGTCGTTATGGCGAGTATATGATTCTTTGAGATGCTCGTTATCAATCAGATAACGCTCGACTCGTTTCTGTTGGAATGTTCCTTTAGAGGGTCCAGAATGAAAATTGCACCTGTTTGAGCCCTCTACACTGATATACTGACATTGCCCGTTAGGAGTAACGCCCTGGCACCGGCGAGGATCATCAGGTTGACACTTCTCACTCATGTTATTGGTTCTCCCGCCAATCTATGGCGTTTTCTAGATACTCTGCCGCCGCACGGAGTCTCTGGGGGTTGTCCCAATCGTCTCGCGGCATAACGCTATTCCAATCTTTTTGAAGTCCTTATAATGCAACAACCTCTCTATTTACACTTAACGCGAAAAAGGGGTGTTTTGCAGCCGCGTCGTGGAAAATATTCTTCAAAATAGCTAAAATAACTTGACAAATCGATATAATCGGGTATACTTGGGTAAAGCAAGAACTCTTTTCAAGGAAAACATATGAAAAACAGTTATTTGAGGGACCAAATCAAGTGGTCATTGCGGAGAGTGCCCAAGGAAAATGGCTCTTTGAAGTACATCCCACTCCACCAATTACCGGAGGGGACTAAGATTTTAGTCGAAACAGGGACTTTTCTAGAGGAAAAAGAGGAAAGGATGATCAACGGGAGGAGGGAGATAGACGTTCAGAGGCTCAAATCCGGCGTCTACGAGCTTCAAATGGGTGTTTGGCCTACGATGTCCCTAACTCCTTTTGAAGGCGACACAGTGCCTCTGAAGCTCTTGTATCCGTTTCTGACACCTGGGTCTACTCTACAAGGTAATATTGATTTACCAGTATCTCCGAGAGGGCACAACGATCCCTGGTCTATCACATACCGAGTCGCGAGTGGACCTATTAGCAAAGTTTCAATCACCGACACTGAAATTATTTTGGAAAACAACCAATTAATTGAGAGGGTTCACTATGGAATACAATGATTATTCTAAGGAAGAACTGGAAAAATTACTTCTGTACAACACCGCTGTACAGGGGTTGAATAACCACGACGCTGAGAAATCGCACAGAGACGCAATGAACGCTTTGTTATTAGAACAGGCAACTAACAATACAAAAATCTCTCAAAGTTACCTAGCTATGAGTCGCGAGGGTATGCGACCACACAAATTGTATCCCACGGACGTATATTGGTCTCCTCAAGACAGTAAGTTCATTTGTCGCCTACATTTTATGGAAATGGACGAAGAAGTAGACGGGATTTCTATTTTCGCATACGGAGATACCCCGGCAGAGGCTTGTGACAACTTCGATCACCAATGGATTCACGGAAACCAAGATGATTAGAAAATATCAACTGGGTAGTCGTGTACGGCTATTTATTGTCAAGAAGCGAAATAACTTACAGCTTGGCATCAAGGGTTTTACCATCAACAAGTATGGTTTTCATTTCTCAGTGTCGCTCATCTGGCGAGAAATTACCCTGAAAGTCGACACTGAAAGGGCGATTCTTTATGATGAGTGGTATCAATTATCACCAAGCCCTCGGGAAGAGTTCCTTAAACTCTACAACTCGCCGTACTGTAACAAACTAACTGTCAAAGAAAACAGGAGACTAATACACCATGTTCGATCACAACATGCTGCAAAATCTGATGTCTAAGGCGTACAGTCACGCCTCACAGTCACCAGACTTATCTAGTCAAAACGGTGCCATTATCGTCAAACGTCAACCAAACGGTCAACTCGATGTAGTAGCTAAAGGATACAACCACTTTTATAAGGGTATTCCAGATGACCAAGATGACCGTGTAGCCAAACTCAGACGAATCGAACACGCCGAGCGTGATGCGATTTACTACGCCGCCAATCGTGGTGTTGAGTTAGAGGGTGCAATTATGGTCTGCCCCTGGGCGGCGTGCTGCGAATGTGCGCGTGCTATCATTGGTAGTGGTATCAAAGCCCTCATTTATCACAGACAACGTTACATGCTCACTGACAGTCGTTGGATCGATCAAGTCAATGCAGCATTATCGTGGATGGGTGAGGCAGGTGTCTTTCTCTACGAACTTGATGGTGCCATCACAGGCACAAAACCTATCCTTGTTTCCGGTAAACTTTGGTCCCCAGGGAGTACTGAGTATGTTTCCAATTAGAATGCCATGTCAAGATACAGTCGATATGTTCGTTAAACTCGGACTCAGTGCCGTGTACGTAACACCAGAACATTATGAAAAAGCGATGTTGGCGCTTGACAAGAACACAGTTTTAGTCTATATTCATAGTGACGGTGAAGATGTGATCCTGATGGGTGACAACCTCATTGATGTTGTGAAATTCAAATTTCGATCAAATGGGAGTCATATCCGTGCATGAATTAGTGAAACAAGAAATCGAGGTCCTCAAGGACCTAGACAGCATCCATACAGGGCTCAGTAACACTGTTTTGGCGTTACGTGTGCTCACTAACCAAGCGATTAATGCCTATATTACCGCTGGTCCTGAGCATGGGAACAAACTCTTGATCCGATGTGCTGCGACAGTGGAGGGACATTTCCAAGCAACAGGTTTTCAGTATGGGGTCGCCTCATATGCACCTGTTAATGATCAAGGGAAATTCTATCTGCTCCTTGACTTGGCAGTACGACGAACAGAAGAAGCCTTGAGTAGGGGGTCGGTAGGGGATGCAAAATCACAACTGATGACGATTTTGAGCATCATTTATGGTTGCTTACGTGAATTTGGGTCCAAAAATGGCTAAAAAACGCGGAAAACGCATAAAAAAGATGGAAATCCACGCCCTCACCAAGGAAAAGTGTGAAGAATTAGGCATCGAAGAGGGCGAGGGCTACTACATTGATGATCCGAACGGCGGAATGTGGGTCGGTCCCTACGACTACAAGGCGGACGCCACTGATGCCAAGAAGGGTTTAGAGAGATTCTATCGCCATGACGAACACGCAGATCCAGAATAAAATTACGGTTTTTGTTTGACAAAGCCTCAGAGTATGGTAGTATTTAAGTGTAAGACATAACTAACTCAAAGGAACAAAACATGCCGTTGACGATTTTTGACCCAGTAACTGATGCCGTACTCGGAGTTCTTTGTGGTATGGTCTTCTATATTCTGTCTACTAACCCAGGAACATACCGATGAAACTCTTAGACTTAACAGTCTTGTCACCTGAACCTAACCCCGATAATCCGCAAGAGAAAAAGGTAGTTCACAGAGATATTAATGTGAATGCTGATTTAATTTACTTCGCAATGAAGTTGCCTCTCCAGCAGCACACAAAGATTGTGACACCTCAGGCTGAGATAAATGCCTTGAATGCCACTGACTCAATGTTCGAAGACGTTGGATTGGTTTCTTGTGAAGCAGCAGAAGGTGTGACTGCGTGGTTCAACCCTAACCATGTTCTATTCAAACTGAATCCAGAACTTGGAGTTTACATCCTGGTCTTCGAAAATGGTACCCAGTTGGCTCTCCGAACAACTGGTGTGGAGTTGGACCAGAAACTGGGCGTTAGTGGAGGGTTGATCACATGAGTTGGGGTGCATATGCTGCTGAGATTCTGGAAGAGGAAGAATGGAAATATGTGTGGATCGTCGTGGGACCAATCGGAGATGCAGTACAAGATGTTCTTGGGGCTATGAATCCCGAACTGCGAGACGAGTGTCGTGTTCGTCGCATCACTAACGTGGAAGAGTTTAAAGACTATGCCCCTGCGATAATGGAACTTGGAAACTTCCATCTTCAAGAGACATACGATGGTGAACATGTGGAATTCGAAAACGGTAGCGTTACACTTAACTCTTATAATGGAGACTGATATGCAAGTACAAGCTTGCCCTAAAGTAGAACGCCTCATCGGGCGTGTAATCCGTGTGAACACTCCAGAGTTTGATGGACTCGGGGTGGTAAAGTCTGTCAAAGATGGGTTCGCAGAACTCGTCCTTGACCTGGAGGGAGAAATTGGATAAGGAACAGTACGGGAAGGTCGTAACGAGTTTTCGGATTAACATGGGAACTCGTATTATGTCAATGACCAAGGAAGAACGTGAACTCCTACAAGAAAGGATCACTGAAGCGTCCAAGAAGCTTGAGGATGAAATTGCGATGTATTTGACGTTTGGACTCCATGAGGCTATCCTCTACGGTCACAAAATCTTCAACGCAGTCACCAAGGATGATGTTACTTTACCCCAACTTGCAGGAGAAGAAGATGACGGAAATCAACCCCAGTGATTTTGTCGACCCAGATCTAGAAGTTAACCAAGCAGGGGCACCACCGCTCCCTCCTCCGCCAGCACCAATGAAACCAGATTACATTAACATCACTCGTGCGGAGTATTACATGACTCCTGATGGCTCGATGTACATTGTGATCGAGGTTAAAGGTTACGCTGGTTTCCAAGGAACTGTTAAGTATTCGTACCATAATGGCACCCGTTGGAGAGCGTTTGGGAGTGACCGAGTAGGAGTTGGTGAGTTCCATGAAGGTGACCACGCAGTGGGTAGCCTGTTCCAAATGGACACAGTGTTTTTGTTTGCTGAACTACTCGATGCCAATGGCAACCGAGTAGATACTTCACAAACTTCTGTAGTTTTGGAAGATAAAAGTTGACAACACCGCTGTGTGGTGTATACTTGAGATAGTTGGGGCGGGTGAGAGCCCGCCCCGATACTTTTAGGAAAACAACAATGGACATTCGTGATGCAAAAGAAGTCTGGATTCATGGAAAACTGTGTGGTTTCATCTCCGAAGAATGGTTCTATCCTATCGCGAGTTCCCAGCTTGCGTCTGAAGAACTCAGACAAATCGCAGACCAGATCGACTCTCTACTATAACTGCTACTCTTGCACCTATAGTATGGTGACAGAGAAGTACACAGTCAGTATGATCCCTGGCTGGAGTCCACGCACCGATAACAATCGTAAGTATTGGAAAATGCATTACCAGATTTATAGAGGGCGTGGGTTTTTGGCTGATCGGGTGTGGGGGTTAAGTGAAAAGGATGCTATGCGGTTATGGAAAACCCGAATCAAACTGTTTCAAGATGGGGCAAAGACTGCTATCAAGGGTGATCACGAGTACACTGGTTTTCGGGGGTACATTAAAAGGATTACCTTCTAGTTGAAAATTACAACAGACGCGCTGGAGATGCACTATGCAAGATGGGGATTATTGGTATGATACGGGGGTTGGTACGTTCGAAGTAACGATCAAAGACGGTAAAACATACGCAACTAACCCGTGGGGCGAAGGATTCTTTGAGATCACAGCAATCACTGAGAAAGAGAAATCTTCCCTGAGAAAACGAACACCAGAATGTAAAGGAGAGTGGCCAGATGCGACCGCAATTGACTCAGGGAAAATGGTTCAGGATTAAGGATGAGGCGGAATTCGATGACATACAGCGGTATGGGGAGTACGGTAGGGTATTTTCAAGTGCCGATGTGCAAAAGGGGTCGTGGTGCGGACCAGGGAAGTACATGTTCTTGAGTTATTCACAGAAGTGTCCCAGGGGCTGTTGTTACGACGATGTCCACGAACTGCTAACACCGTCTGAGGTTGTCGATGAGATTGAATCTAAAATCGGTGATTTAGCCGCTGTTTTGAATACAGCGAAGGATATTGTTAGACATGCAATGTGATATCTGTTCAAACGATACTAATATGGAAGGCACTCGTCTCTGTGACGGGTGTTATGAAACGCTCAAGTGGACACCTTCTCTGTTTCAGTGCTTTGATGGTGATACACAAATCAGCTACGAACGTTATCAGGCGTTTCCCTGGACAGTGCAACTACGACAAGTTAACTACTCCGTCAAGGGTACGGGGCAGTCTCTTCAAGAGGCTTACTTAAACGCAAAAAGGCAATTGATGATATGAACGTCTCTGAACTAATTGAAATCCTACAACAGTGCCCGCCCGACGCCAGAGTCAAGATTCCAGGAGAGGGTTATCAAACCTCAGCCGGGACGTGGCTCGAAGGTGACTCGAAAGACATTGAGTACGTGTTACCGGCTGAGGAGTTCCGGGCTGACGCCAAGACAGTGTACCTAGAAGCATGACCTACGACGACATTGTACGAATCATTTGTGGAATCATCATTATTATAATTTGCATACTCGGTGCAGATAGTGATGATTAATTTTTTCCCGTGGATATACCCGAGTTCGAATAAGGGCTCACTCCCTGGTAGCTCAATTGGTAGAGCTTCGCACTGTTAATGCGACGGTTGAAGGTTCGAGTCCTTCCTGGGGAGCTAAAGGAGAAAGAGATGAAGAAAACGACACTGTTGATTGTACCGGTTGTAATTTTCCTTGCGGTGTGGTACGGTGCCGCTGCCATTGTGATTCTGAGGGGGTTGTTATGTTAGCTGAAGTAGACTTTGGAGGGGGGTGATGATTGAATTACTCCTGCGACTCTTGAGGCATTGGTTCCCCGCGAAGACGGATGCCGAACGGGCACACGACTTGCTCTTTGGAGGCGAAGATGAAATGCATTAAACACGGCGGTACATCTGAAAAGCTAATGTGTGATGAGTGTATGCGTGACGGCGTTGACCCGTGTTCGTGTGGGAGTCCCGCACGGAGGTTCGGTGAAGCCTTGATGACATGCATTATGTGTGAAAGTAAAGGCTGTCGCGAGTACTTGGGTGGTGTTGCTGTAGACTTCGACTTAAGACCCTGGTGGAACAGTGGCGCGAGGGGTGCAGTGTGGACACGTCGTGAAGCGTTCCGGACGAACATCCATTTCCTCAATTACCAGTTAGAACACTGCCGTAGTGAGGCTACTAAGTATCACATGACAGGTGAGATTGGAAAACCTCTTCACCCCTTCTCTGAAGCCCGGTGGCGGAACATGTTGAAACAAATTCTTGGAGATAAGAGATGTACGTAAGTATTGACATTGAAACGACGGGACTTGATCCAGAGACTTGTCAGATCCTAGAGATCGGTGCCATCGTCTGGAAAACCAATGGCTCGATTATGCAACAGCCACAGTTCCACAAGATCTGTAATCCCGGTTTGATTACGGGCGAGCCTTATGCTCTGAATCTAAATCAACGCATCCTTAAGTTGCTGGCAGATGATCCGACTGCGTATCCAAACCCAGCAAATGCGGTCGCACAGTTGATGAACTTCTTACGGCTACACAACTCTGAGAAGTACACGATCATGGGTAAGAACTTTGCGAACTTCGATCTACGGTTCCTTGAACGTTTGCACACTTGGGATAAGAGAATGTTCGGACACCGTATCCTCGACGTTGGTTCCATGTGGGCTACGCACGAAGGTATCCCCAAGACACCAGAGATTGAGATTCCGTTTGCTGGGAATCCACATGAGGCACTGTATGATGCCGCTGTAATGTTGCAGTTGGCTCGCGAGAAACTGCGTCCCGACCACTTTGGTGTTATGCAATGAACAACAACTTCTATGGACACATTCCCAAGGAGTCGGGTTACTATTGGTACGTTGATAAAGAGTATCCGCAACCCGTGATTGGGTTTGTCAGTGGGAATTGGTTCTTTGATAGCCGGAACAATGAGGTTACACGATTTGTGGGACGGTGGATTTTCATTGGTCCCATGATCCCACAATTTGATTGCAAAGACGTTAACATTATAGGAGATGACTAGATTAGACTAATGTTTCTCAAACTTACGACGCAATATGACGGAAGTACAGCAGTAGTTAACATGGATCGGGTTGAGTACTTCTCAAAACAAAATGGTGGCACGAATCTTTATCTCCCTGAGGAGGGGGTACTAAGTGTCACAGAAACTGTGGATGAAATTTTAACCAAAATGACAAGGTCACGATGATGAGTATACTAAAACGCCTGTTCCACCGTCCAGCCCTCTCTGTTAACAGGAAACCGTTGGATAGGGTTCCTAAGCCTCTTCTCAATCTCCGATACCCTGAGATGTCGGAGAGATCAGCAATAGTGGTGGATGTGCTCACAGACCCTGTCTTTGAGGATTTTGCGATTTGGATCGAGACAAACGAAGGTACATTCTTTTCAAAAGAAAAATCTGACATCGAGTTCGGAGCAACCGGGATTCGTGACCGGCGACGTGGTGCCCCACGTCGGGGTGTCCCACGTCGGGGTGTCCCACGTAAGGCAGTTCTTAACTTTACATTCGCCCCTATTAAGGTGAATAAGCGAGTGACTGTGGTCAAGTCTTTTATCGTCTACAAGAATGACTTCATCATGGGGCACTGTGATATTAAAAACCCAACCTTCCGCCTCCAGGGAGGCGGAGACGCGGCAGGTAACCCATAATTTCAGAAAAATATTATTTGACTTGGAGGTTCGGTGTGATATACTTTAAATAAAGGAGAACACGATGATAAACGAAACTGCAATTGTTAACTTGATGCGGCGTATATGTCAGGAGGAGGGTCTGGGCATCAATGCTATTGGCATCGCTAAGATCGCTCACCACCTCACCGAGTCGCTCAACCAGGAACACCTGATCGAGAAGAAGCTGTCCAACATCGCCCTCGTTCGAGGCACCTTGGACCGGCAGTTCAAAGAATTGAGAGAGGAGGAAGAAAAGCTACGCGAGGAATGCCCTCACCTCAACACGGTGGGCATGGAAACTGTGGATGGGATGGAATATCACTGTGCTACATGTAAGGCAACGGTATGACTGACATTGCAAGAAACACTGACCCGGTTGAGTCGCATCAAGCTGCGGCGGAAATTACCAATGATGGGTCGCGAAGGCGAATGATGGAGTTGACGTTACAGCTTCTTCAAAGTACGCCCAACCTCACAGCTAATGAACTGGAGGCACGGCACGGGTACTCAGATGGTCAGCTTCGTAAACGTCTGAATGATCTACGTAAGGAAGGTCTGGTTGAGAAAGGGCCGTCTCGAAAGTCACGAATCACTGGTAAGACGAACGCCACTTGGAGACCAGTGTGATAACTCGAATCGGTGTGGAAATCACTTGACTTCCTGAATCGGTGTGGTATACTTGTAATAGTTGAGGAGGGGAATCAGTGACGCGACATGCTTCCAAAATTTCACCACAATTTGTGAGTAGACAGCGCTGGCCTGCATTATCCCCCTTTCGGGTATTACCGGTTCAATCAGACCCACCCGATTCACCGACACGATCAGATCGACCACGAGAATCAGATCAACCATGATAATCAGATCAATCAGTACAACCACACCGAATCGGAGTATCATGAGTACCGATTGTATCGATTACATGAATCGGGGTGGTGGGTGTGATCATATTGACTACACTATTTGTATCGATTGTATCAATGATTACTAATGTGATGATTGTAGTCAATTTGATTACACACCCCTCTCTAGAGGGGGTACCTCGTGCGCCCCCGGTGCCACACCCCTCTCTAGAGGGGTACCTGAATGGGGGTGGTCGTATCCGCACAGTCATGATGGTTGTGCTGGTTGTGCTGGCGGTACCGGTTGTACTCACTTTGCGTATCCTCCTGGTATTACTGGACTTACGGCTTGTACGAATCTTACGAATCGGGGTGGTTGTAGAAAATGAGCTTTCATTTCACTTTGTAATGATAGTGACGATTTTGACATCGGGAGCTGATTTTGACCTATATCCGGCATAATCCCTCCAGAGGTCAAAATCGGTAAAGTCTTTGACATCAGGAAGTTAGGAGCTATTGACATTACTATATTTGACTATTTGACTACTATTATTAGACGTGATGGAAATATAGTAATAAAAGTAATAAACAGTTTTTATATACTCAGTTGCGTTTTCACTGGGAGCTGCAAAATCGTCATTTTCGTCGTAACCCCACTGACTCAAACAACTTATGGCTCCAGAACAGGTCAAAATATCCCTCCATAGGTCAAAATCGGCACCACCCGACTCGCTGCAACTCGTGACGGTTATAGGGTTTACGACGATTCGGGTGGTTTTGACCTTTGCTCCACTTCAAAGGTCCAACCCCGATAATCGCCACCACTGGCAATGATCCTACGCATGTGGCGATCAGAAATACCATGCACATCCGCACAAGCGGCAATGCTGTCAAATTCGGCACCATCGGAACGTATCACTGGTTTCCTCATTATCGCCCCAACCCGCAAGGTCGATACGATGGTGAATTCTGGATTTTCCGCGACAATCGCGCCATCTCCCCACGATCCGTAATACCCCCACAATCGAGGGGTGCCAAATTGAGTGCCACTACAAACGTCACAATCGCCACGATTAGAAAGATCATATTTTCCCCAATTCCATCAGAAGCCCTAGAAACGTCATATCCGGACTAGCCGTTAGGCAGGCGTCATAAACGTCATGACCGTACAATTCGATTACCAGCTCTTTATTCGCTACAACCGTTTCACGCACGATGAATCCCGACATTTGTTATAATCCTCAATAGCAGCGTGTTCGGGGTGCCAAAACTACAGTTTGAACGTATGCCGCAACGATTATGCCGATCATAAAGTATGTGAGGAATGTCATAGTTGTCTCGCTTGTCGTTGTTGTTGTGTCGTTGTCGTCATTCCTTGACTACCTAAAGACTACCCCGAATTCGGCGCGAGTCAAATATTTTCCGGATATTTTCCGGATTCGCCTAGAATCGATTCTAGGCGAATCCGGAGCCTACCCCTATTCCACCCCTCAATTGTCCCAAAATGACGTTAGGGCGCAAATATGGGCGTCTCACGCGATGCCAGCGAACAACCACCCCGACACACC